ACGGTGAGGTCATACTTATACTTCCAGTCAACAACTCGATCTTCATAAGAATCATCGAGGAATCGAGTGTAAATATTACAATCTGACGCCACTAATTTGAGCTTAGCTCGAGTTTCTTCATAAAATTCTTTTCCGTGAAGAAAAGATTCAAGAAGCATACTAATCATGCTCGCCTCCGCGAGCTCCGTTGGCTCTCCTGAGCCGTGGCTCATGTGACCCATTTTATAAATAGAATTCTTAGCTAGAGCACCTACTCTCACTCCTAAAAGTGGATGGTAAACACTCTTTCGCTTAAGAAAATCTATTTCTTCGGCAGGTTGATCGTCCAATGGATTAGCCGATTTTGCAGCATCTGTGATCTTCATACCAATAGAATCGAAGAATCTTTTCTTGGCAGTAAAGTTACATAAATGCCTAACTTCAGGTCTTGATCCGCTAAATCCATCGTCACCATAAGTGGCTATTCGTTCATTGTCCTTGAATTTACCAAGTTTCAGAAAATTGTCTAACCCGAGTTGCCTAACACCGTTGTAATAGAAAGAACAGCGGTTGTATAAAGCATTGTCAGTACTATTTCCATAAACTGTTATAGGACAGCCAGATAGCCAGATATAAGCCGAAATTATGGTACCGTTCCAATTAATAAGTGGATTTCTCAACTCTTCACCTATCATATCCATCATATATAAATCGGATTCAGTATAGCCCATATGTTCGGCAATCTTTCTGTAAATTTTCAGAGTAGCAACCATGACATTAGGAGACCTCTTAAGATCATATTTAGAATAATCCCAATCAGTAAGTCTTCCATCAGTTGCTAATTCAGACACATGAGTCTGTAGTTGTTCCCATTCACCACTCGCACAGTTAATGCCTACTGCGGTCTCAGTAGTTAAGGGATGACGTGAAATAAATTCAACAATTGGTAGATAATATTTCCTTACCAACATCGCAAATATACATTCTAAAATGTAAAATATACGAACTTTTTCACTATCAACTTCTACGACTTCGTCTTTCAAACATGTCCGAACCCAAACCCAATATCTCTCTCCACGAGATAGTTTAGAGATCATATTGTCATAGTGGTCTTGAGCTTGAATTGAAAATTTGTATTGTTTGCGTC